GCCTATGCTCAGGTACTGGGTGCCCGCCAGCGTCCTGCTAGGGCCGCTCCCCAGACTCTGAGTGGATCAGGTGCTGTTAATGAGAACCATTCGCATTCCCGTAAGGGGTGAGGGAGGGAGACGGCCAGCATTGCAAGGGCATCTCCTGAGCCCCGCCAGTAACGGACAACGTACAAGCATAGGATCGGCACGGGGCGCAGACATGCGTTGTCGGTAAGCCCTGACGATATGCGAGGGACGGGACACACGGCGGGGCTCGCCCTCACCTATACGCTGGTGAATTGCCAGTGTGCAAATGAGAACCATTCGCATTCCCGTAAGGGTTGACAGAGCAACACAACAGGCTGGGAGGCCTACTATCATGGAATACATCGACAGAGACGAACGCGCTATCGAAGCGCATTGCACGGACTTGGTACGCTGTGGGCAGTTTGCATACTATCGGCAGATACCTATCACATACCTCCCCCCGCAGAAGCTCCCGAGATGGGCGCGGCAAGTCACCGCCGCCCCTCGGGGGACGTCGCTGGGTAACGGTCACTACGTACGACAGGGGGTGAACCATGCGTAAGCCAAAGGATAGACCATACAAGACCATCGTTAAGGGGCTGGAGTTCAACGGCCACCGCTCGAACTACTGCACCACCGCGAGTGTGTGTGGTGTGTCCGGCCTGAGTGCTGGTAAGGTGGTGGCACTGGCAAAGCGCCACGTGGATGGGTTCGAGCTGAACAAGGGCCTGAACATCGACCGCTTCCGTGACTTGCTAGAGTCTGTTTACGGTGACTCGTTCCGCATCATGGGTGGCGAGTTCGGCGACACTGAATACGCTGGACGCCAGTTTCGCACGGTTGCCAAGGATCTGTCCGAGAAAGGCGGGCGGTGGATCATCGTCACCATGTCCAGCAAGGCGGGCCATGCGACAGCTATCCGCGACGGTGAGATCGTTGATTGGATGGAAGACCACAATCGCCATAAGGTGGGCTATGTGATCCAAGTGCCAGACGGGTGTGTATCATGATCGCCTACTACATGTTCGCGACTGTCGCTTGTGCCATCATCATCGGAGTGGTATTCTTCTCCGAGTAACCCCAACGGGAACCCAAGCCGCGAGGCCTCTGGGTTCCCTTAAGGCCGTGAGGCCGTCGGCTTCGTGCTTGATGTAGACTCCTGAGGGATTAAGCGCGAGGCGGCGGGGGTAAACCGTGTGGGAAACCAGCGGCCTCACCTAACACTGATCTGGGAGGGTCTGACATGTACACCTATGACATCATTACTGAAGCGGGCGACATCGTGCTGACGGTGAAGTCCGAGTTCGATACCAAGCTATGTCTATACGACTATGCCGCAAAGTACATCGTACCAATACTGCGCGCCTTGGAACCTGTCCACGGTGAGCCTTTATTCTGGGAGGAAGCGTAATGGACTTATACAGCTACATTGACAACTGCGCGGAAGACGCCGTGCAACGAGTGTTCGACGAGTGGCCGACCTACCGCTACGGTTTAGACGACCTGATTATAGAGATGATCGATGCCGAGTGCGAGATCATATACTACGCAGAAGCGTACGACATCGTCGAGGAAGCGCGCCATAACTGGGGCGATTGGCTGAACGACGCCGAGAGTAATCTGGGCGGACAGGAGTGGGACGATCACGCCGACCACACGATGGCGCTTGCGTTCGAGTTCCTGCGTGAAGTGGTGACGAGCTTCTTCATGCAACGAGACAGCGGACGCCTGCTGATGGGCGTCTAACAGTTTGCCGGTGGGCGGCTCTTAACCTAATAGGAGCGTGCCTCTGAAAGCCACCGCTCACCGGCTCTTTTATTGTAAACGAGAATCATTCTCATTCCCGTAAAGGGTGAAGGGGGAATTGCCAATGAATCTATTCTATCTCAACCACGACCCCGTCGAGGCCGCACGTATGCAGTGTGACCGACACGTGGTCAAGATGATACTCGAGACGGCGCAAATGCTCAGCACGGCGCACATCGAGCTTGACGGTATACAGGTGGCGTACAAGTCTACGCACAAGAACCACCCCAGCACCGTGTGGGTACGCTCTAGTGCTAGTGCATACGAGTGGTCCTATACCCACATGATGGCGCTGGGTGCTGAGTACACACGGCGCTATGGCAAGACGCACAAAACCATCGCCGAGCACGCCAAGGCACTGAGCCAATTGCCCGTCAACCTCGACGACTGTCGCAAGCCGTTCGACGTGCCGCCGCAGTGCATGTATGACGAATGCAAGCGCGAGGACACCGTGCTAGCGTATCAAGTGTATTACAACGCCAAGGCCGACGAGTGGGCGGCTAAGGGTAGGCCTATGACATGGGAGGGCAAGACAAATGAGTAGACTATCAGCAGACCACATCAAGTTCCACTACCGCGAGGGCGAGACGATGCCGCGTGGTGCAACGCAGACGATCCACTTCACACGGCGTGACATGCTGGAGACGTACGCTGACGCCATGAGGATGCAGACCGGCGACCCCTCACTGGAGCGACGCGTGGATTACATCGGCGAGGACTGCGTTATACTGGAGTGGACCTATGTTAGGTAAGCAGGAGTGGACACCCAACACCGACAGGCTAGTGCGGTCGGCGATGAGCGACGAGCGGTACTGCTCATTCATCCTCGACTGTCTGCACTTTGAGCAACACGAGATGACATTACAGCAACTGAACCGCATGTGGGACAGGGCGAGCAAGTCCGACCTCACCGTGGACGAGTTCATCAGATACCAGAAGGGAGAGGAATCATGAGCGCATACACTGACGCCCTCAAGCAGGGCATGCAACGAGTTAACCAACTGACCGCTGACTATGCTGAGTGCCTTGAGAAGGGCAACCATGCTATGGCGGCGGTCATCCGAGGCGAGCTGAGCGCGGCACGTGCCCACTTGCAAGGCATGACTGACGCAGGCGAATACTTTCTGGAGGCAGACGATGAGTGATGTATACTATAAAGTGCAATGGCTCGACCCGCAGTGCGCGTGGGCCGATGTGAACACAGACCGATACCCAAGCTACGTGAAAGCGGTGGAGCAGTTCGGCTACGAGCTGGCGAGAGACCCCGGCTCGGAGCATCGCATCGTTAAGTACGTGAGCGAGGTAGTGTCGGAAGCAGGAGGTGAAGGATGAGTAAGCTACTGTTTCAAGACGAAGTGCTCGACGGCATGGACGTATACGTAGAGTACACGTTCGACGGTGGGGAAACTATCCTGTACGACTACGGCCTAGAGCTGGACGCGAAGGACGTCATCAAGCGTCCTGCGCTTGGAGGCGACGAGATTGTGGTGACGCGAGCGACGAGGCACTTAAGTCTGATGGGCTACGAGAACACCCGATGGATTGAAGAACAGTTACTTGAGCTTATAACTCTAGAGCATACACCGCAGGAGGACGTATGAACCAGATTGACAAGGATATCAAGCACTTGGACAAGGTATGTGATAACCTAGCTCAGGTGTGTTACGACATCTCACAGACCGATGATTGGATAGCGCACGCCGCACTCGTCACGCTTGAGGGTATGTTGGACGACCTGTGCGAGCGAGTCACCGAGCTACGAGAGATCAAGCGAGTGGTGGCGGAGGTGCGAAGCAATGATGGCTGACCTAGCAATTGGAATAGTCCTAGTGTTCATGTTGTCACTAGTTATATCCCAGTGGAATGAGAAGGATCGAAACGATGACGAGTAAGATTGTGAGAGTACCGATTGAAGTAACTGTTGAAGTGAATGTCGAGGACGGTAACGTAACGGAGGCGCGTCTGTTGCTTGAGAGCACGACCCGGATGCCGGACGATGAGTACAAACACGACAGCACTTGGCTGAACGTGACGCACTACACCAACTTCCTTGACCAGATCGAGGGCAACCTGTCCGACAGTATATCTGTTGAGGCATACGGAGGAGCGTATATATGAGCGAAGTGATTGTCATGTACAACGACGGCAAGCTACGCATGGTGTACATCCATGAGGCAGACGCCTTGTGCGACAAGCGTCGCCTAGTTGACAAGGGATACAAGAACGTACGGCTCCAACGTGTGCAGGTACAGCACCAGCCGCGCGAAGGCGAGCCGTTATCTATCGAAGACATTGAAGCACTGAAGCAGTGCGTGGAGAGATCATGAACGACTTTATTGATTGGGACCGTGCGCTTATTGACTACACCGACGACGTGTGCGGTATGTCTAAGCGTGAGTGGCGTGAGAAGCTAGCGAAAGATACTGAGACGTTCCTTGCTGGCGGCGGTGAGATCGAGCAGATACCATACGACTGGAAGGTAGAGATCGCGGCACGTGTAGGGTACTGGCAGAGCTTAGGTCAGGTTGAGATGGACGAGATGCTTGACGCTGTAGACAATGAGTCTAATGTATACTGAGGTAACTGTTGTTATCTTTAACTCTAGAGTAACGTCGAGAGTAGTAAGTAGTATACATAACCTAGTCTAAAGTATCTCTTGTTAATACCATTGTATCCGGAGGACATTATCTTGTCAAACACAATCATCATTCACGACAGGCTTTACAAGATCGATGGCTCATGTTACTTTGAGGATGAGGCCATCACCGAGACGCAGTTCAAAGAGCTGGCCGATCACTATCACTCTATTGTTGAGGCCTTAGCACGGCCTTGGCGAGAGAGGGACGAGTGCTACGATTCAACTGGCCGTTACAATACGGGAGGTATGAGTGAATACGACGAGAGGTTCTAATGCTACCCACAAGGGGCCGTGTGATAACTGCGGCAGTAGTGATGGCAATCAGCATTATGATGATAATCACGCATACTGCTTCGTATGTGAGACCTACACCCCACCGACAGGAGGAGAACCTATGACCAAAGGCGTGGACTTACAGCCGCGTAGCTCAGAGTTCGAGAGATTGATCGGGCTGTGGCATGAGCGCAAGAAGTTCGCCATCGCTAACCGTGGGCTTGAGCCTGCACACGTGGCGTTCTACGGTGTCGTCGAGGACACAATCACTTATGCCTACCCATACTTCCGAGCAGGCGAGAACGTGCCTTGCTTCTTCAAGATCCGAGGCAAGGAGTCTAAGACATTCCGCAGTACCGGCGACTCCGAAGGCATCATGATGTTCGGACAGCAGGCCATCGAGGGCAAGCGATCCAAGCGTGTAATCGTAGTCGAGGGAGAGAACGACGCCATCGCCGCACGTCAGGGGCTCAAGAGCAAGGAGCAGTACGACGAGCACGTGGTGTCACTGTCCGGTGGAGCAGGCAGTGTACGTAAGGATCTGCAAGCATCGTATACATTCCTCGATAGCTACGACGAGATCATCCTAGCCTTCGACGCCGACGAGCAGGGACGCAAGGCCACCGCCGATATGTGCGACGTGTTCGCAGGCAAGATCAAGGTCATGCAGTTCGACCCCGCGATCGGTAAGGATGCGAACGACTACGTCATGGCAGGCAAGACCGACGAGCTGAAGCGACTCATGTGGGACGCCAAGCCGTTCACCCCCGAGGGTGTGCTGTCATCGTCCGACCTGTGGGAGAGGCTGTCACGTGAGCGACCCGAGTCACTGGGCGACTACCCGTGGCCGCCGCTCAACAAGCTGACGTACGGCTTCCGACCTACCGAGCTGGTCACCATCTGTGCAGGCTCAGGTCTGGGTAAGTCATCCATCCTGCGTGAGATCGTGATGCACATCAAGCAGACTACCGACAACAAGATCGGGTGTCTGTTCATGGAGGAGAGCGTCGAGCGTACAGCAGAGGGATTCATGGGCGTTGACCTGTCGTTCCCTATACACCTGCCTACCTCACCCGTCAAGTACGGTGACGCGGCATACAAGGATAGCTTCGACCGCACGTTCGGCGACGATCAACTGTTCATCATGGACGCCAGCTTCGACACCGGCGCTACCGTGGATCAAGTGGTGAGCCGCGTGCGCTTCATGGCTAAGGCTATGGACTGCAAGGTCATCATCCTCGACCACATCTCGATACTCGTATCGGGTGGGCAGTACGGTGACGAACGCCGTGCGCTGGATGAGATCATGACCAAGCTACGTACGCTGACGCAGGACACAGGCATCGTGCTGTTCGCGGTGAGCCACCTCAAGCGGCCAGACGGCAAGGGCCACGAAGAGGGCGCAGTCACCAGCGTGGCACAGCTACGTGGTAGCGCCAGCATCGCACAGCTTAGCGACTTCGTCATCGGCCTTGAGCGTAACGGTCAGGCAGAGGATGAGACCGAGCGCAACACCACACACATCCGTGTGCTAAAGAACAGGTTCAGTGGTATCACCGGCCCCGCCGGACACCTGCTGTACAACGCAGACACAGGTAGGCTCACTGACTTCGAGCCTGTCGTAGCAGAGGAGGAGGCACTATGAGTTTCTGGTATAGGGCGCGTGCATTCTGGGCGTGCGTGAGCATACTGTTCAACCAGATAGTACACTTCGGTGGTGCGCCGTACCCGTACACGTTCAGCGAGACTTGCTACTTGCGGCGGCACATGTTGCGCTATGCAATCCCGCGTGCTATAATCGACTTTGTGTTCAGCCTGTTCGGTGAGGCAGACCACTGCCGACTGAGCTACGAGACGGGCCGAGCCTTCCGAGCGAAGGAGCAGATATGAGTAGGATGGGACAATGGATTATCGAGGAGGAACAGAATGCGGTACGTGATCGACATCGAGACGAACCTAGCGCACGACTGCATCTGGATGGTGGCATGGTGCGACGAAGATGGGAACGCTTCTTGGAGTACGCAAGCGAGCGACATACCCAAGGATGCGACAGCGCTCATAGGCCACAACTTGTTGCACTTCGACCTGCCCGTGATGAAGCAGGTGTGGGGCTGGACTCCGCCGGCTGACGTCGAGATCATCGACACGCTGGTACTGGCACGTCTAATCAACCCAGCCAAGGGACACAACAGTCTCAAGGCTATCGCCGAGCGCGCCGGTCTGGAGCAGAAGGATGACTTCGACGTCGCCGACTTCGACAACGGGCTGACCGATCAGATGATCGACTACTGCTTGCAGGACACGCGTGCCAACTGGGACGCCTACCGATTCCTGCTCAAGGAGTTCGACGAGCTAGGCTTCGGCGGTGAGTGCCTTGCTCTGGAGCATGAGTGCTCCCGCATCGTACGTAAGCAGGAGGAGAACGGATTCATGTTCGACTTCGCAGGTGCATCGGCATACTACGCACAACAGAAGGAGAGAATGAATGAGATTGACGAGATCCTCAAGGAGACTTTCCCTCCCATCGTCACTGAGAGGTGGAGTGAGAAGACGGGCAAGCGACTCAAGGACCACGTTGAGGAGTTCAATGTCGCGTCGAGGCAACAGATTGCCCGCCGTCTTGAGAGTAAGGGTGCGAAGTGGACGAAGCGCACAGAGAAAGGCGCGGTTATTGTTGACGAGAACACCCTTGCTGACAACGCGCATGTCCCAGAGGCTTCGCTGGTGCTAGAGTACCTCACGCTAGGTAAGCGCAGTGCGATGATACTGTCGTGGCTCAACGCCTACGAGGATGACGGCCGACTGCACGGCTACGTCAACACCAACGGCGCAGTCACGGGCCGCATGACACACGCTCGCCCCAACATGGCGCAGATCCCCAGCGACTCAGACTACCGCACGTTCTTCATCGTGCCCGAAGGTCACAAGCTGGTGGGGTGTGACGCGTCAGGCTTGGAGCTACGTATGCTGGCGCACTACATGCAGGACGCGGAGTTCACCAAGGAGATACTCGACGGTGACATCCACACTGCCAACCAGAAGGCGTTCGGTTGCGAGACGCGGAGCCAAGCGAAGACCCTGATCTACGCCCTACTCTACGGCGCAGGCGACGCCAAGCTAGGCTCGACTGTCGGTGGCTCAGCCGCCAAGGGCAAGGCCCTGCGTGACAGCTACGAGCGCAACTGGCCGGCGTACCGAGAGCTGATAGGACGCATCAAGAAGATAGCTAGGAGCGGCACCGTCCCCGGACTGGACGGTCGGAGGCTACACGTACGTAGCGAACACGCCGCACTCAACACGTTACTCCAGTCCGCTGGTGCTATCGTGATGAAGAAGGCGCTGGTAATCGCAGAGCAGAAGCTAGACGCGTATGGCTACCCGTACAAGTTCGTAGCGAATGTTCACGACGAATACCAGTTAGAAGTACCAGAGCAGTACGCCGATCGGGTGGGTGCTTGTGTCCGCAATGCCATACGGCAGGCGGGCAGAGACTTGGGACTCCGGTGCCCACTCGACGGCGAGTACATGGTGGGTGACAACTGGTCTCAGACGCACTAAGGTGTTGACAAGACCAGCCACCCGTAGTATTATGAGTATATAGGGACTGCATAATGCAACCCGCACAACGGAGACGAGAGTATGATCTCAAACGAACGCATCACAGTACGCGCAGTGGTAAACTTCCCCAAGTTCGAGACTACCGACGAGATGTCAGGCAAGTACCAAGTTGTATTGGGTAACCTGTCCCCCGCCGCAGTCGAGAAACTCGAAGAGGTGGGCATCAAGGTACGAGCAGACAACGGTGAGATGGGCGCTACCATCAAGCCGACGAGCAAGTGGCCGATCATTCCGGTAGACGTGGACGGCAACTCGTTCATGGGTGCTACCCAGCAGATCGGGTACGGCTCTGTTGTCCGAGCTACCATCAAGCCCTTCGCCTACAACGTGGGCGGCAACTCAGGCGTATCACCCAAGATCGAGCGCATCGTAGTCGAGGAGCTTGCAGTTCCAGAGGCAGGCGGCGACTTCGTAGAAGGTGAAGTGCTCTAATGGAGCGCCCTGAGATATGGGGAATCGACGGCGACATCCTACTGTACGAGGTAGGGTTCGCCGCTCAGGATGATCCCATTGACTTCGCACGTCACTCCCTGCGCCAGCGTGTGCAGGGTGTGATGGACGGATGCGAGTGCAAGAAGGCACAGCTATTCCTCACCGGCGACACCAACTTCCGCAACGAGTTGAGCGACGTATACAAAGCTAACCGTAAGGGAGCTGACAAGCCGGTCCACATCGAGGCACTCAAAGAGTTTGCCATCGAATCTCTAGACGCTATCGTCTCCGAGAACGAGGAAGCAGATGACCTCCTAGGTATCCACGCCATGCAAGACGGCTGGGGTATTGCAACATTAGATAAAGATCTGGACGGTATCCCCGGCTGGCATTATGTTTGGAAGGGCAAGCGAGAGGGCTTGTACGAGGTAACGCCCGTAGAGGCGGATCGGTTCTTCTACACGCAGATGCTGACTGGTGACTCGACAGATAACATTCCCGGCCTGTTCAAGATGGTCGGAGTCAAAGCGCTCGCCAAGACCAAGGCACCTATCCAAGACATGACTGACCCGCTCGAGATGTACCAGTACGTACGCAGTGTGTACGCTGACGGGTACGAGAACGTGGGCATGTGCATGGATGACATGGACAGCGTGCTGGACGATTGGCTGACGCGCATCGGGGGTCAACTCTGGATAAGGCGAGAGCCCGGAGAGGTTTATGCCACGCCGAGTTGAGCGGACACGGGCGTCGGGCACGTGGACTGAGGCCAGATACTTCGGCTTCATCCGCAGTGCCCTGCGCTCTGCGTTCCAGAAGTACCCTGTCAAGTACCACGCCAAGAAGCGTGCCATGCGTGACACAGAGGAAGGCGCACGATACGAATGTGCCTCCTGCAAGGAGCTGTTCAGATCAGGCGAGGTCCAAGTGGATCACGTCGTACCCTGCGGTAGCCTCAAGACGTACGAGGATCTACCGCAGTTCGTAGAGCGAATGTTCTGTGAGGTAGAAGGCTTCCAAGTATTGTGCAAGCCGTGCCATCAGACGAAGACTAACGACGAAAGGAAGCAACGTAATGGCTAGAGTAGGAATCATCGGTGACACCCACCTTCCGTTCGAGCTGGAAGGATATCTGGAGTTCTGCGTCGATACCTTTGATGCGTGGGACGTAGATACCGTCGTCCACATCGGCGACATGTTCGACAACCACAGCCTGTCATTCCACGACAGCGAGCCCACCCTGCACAATGTCATGGGTGAGTACGAGAGTGCGGCCCAGCGTGCCAAGGCATGGTACGAGGCGTTCCCCGAGGCTACCCTCATCATGGGCAACCACGACCGCATCCCCGCACGACAACTCAAGAAGCTGGGCATGGAGCCGTCCATCTTCCTGCGTCCCATCGAGGAGCTGTTCGGCATGCCCGAGGGCTGGTCTGTTGCGGACAGCGTCCGTATAGATGACGTCCTGTACCACCACGGTGAGACAGCGACCGGCATCAACGGCTTCCGCAAGGACTGTGAGACACGTATGCAATGTACTGTGTCCGGTCACAACCACAGCAACGCAGGCATCAGCGCGACAGCTACCGATCAGGAGCTGGTCTGGGGCATGGCGGTAGGATGTGGCGTAGACCACAACCACATGGCCTTCGCGTACGGCAAGCACTTCGCCAAGAAGCCAATCGTAGCGTGCGGTGTCGTCATCGACGGCGAGCCACACGTAGAGTTCATGAACCTAGGTAAGAAGGTACGCAGAGTATGATTACTGGTATATTGACATTCACTGCCACCGTTGCCATACTGGCTATATTAACCCTAACGGATTCGGTTGACGCTGAGAAGATGTTCAGTCGGAGGGAGCCATGAGTCATGGACTATACTACTACGCCGCACTTGCCGCCGGAGCTACATTCTCGGCTTGCCTCTTGGCCTTCATGCTTTATGGAGCAGGAGATTCCGGAGATGAGTAACGACGGACTGATAGCAGAGATCGTAGCACGCATGAACCCCGACGAGATCGTGGAGGTGCTGGACCTAGACATAGACGTACTTGTCGAGGCACTGCGCGACCACATCTGCGACCGACGAGCATCCTTCAACGACTACTTGGAGATAGACGAATGAGTGTTTTAGAGTTTCCCGGCGGCAAGAAGGAAGACAAGGTACCCGCCTCCGAAGCACTGCGGCAGTTCGCTGACCTGCTTGAGGAGTTCGAGCGAGAAGGAGCTGACGTAGAGGTGGCTGGTGTGGCCCTCGTACCTGACGTTGGTGTCGCCCTGTGTGGCAACAGCGAGACAGGCAACGACGGACTCAACACCATGCTGGACTTAGGCAAGACTGCCATCATCATGCAGTATCTGAATGAGGATTACGACGATGAGCCAATCATCCACTGACCGTAGCCTACGATACAACGAAGGCAAGCCCGACTACTCCCTCGTACCCATGGAGCTTCTCGAAGAGGCGGCACGGGTGCTGGAGTACGGGGCTAGTAAGTACGAGCGTGACAACTGGAAGAGGCCCACCGATTGGACGGTGAGCTACGCCTGCCTGATGCGGCACATGAGCGCATGGCAAGCAGGCGAGGATCTGGACCCCGAGTCTGGACGCTCTCACCTAGGCCACGCTCTATGTAACCTGTTGCAGATGCTCCACCAACTCAAGTACCACCCAGAGGAGCTGAAGCGATGAACAGCATATACCTACTATCCGCGTCCCTAGTGGCCGCAGGCCTGTACATCGTCTACCTACACAGCGTCATACAGAAGTACGCACGGTGGACTAACATGGCACGATACGCCCTTCAGTTGGCGTACGACTGCCTCGTCGAGCAGAGGGAGAAGCATGAAGATAATACTTAGCGCACTAATGCTCCTGTCTTCTGTGGCCTCAGCGGACGTCCTGTTCCGCTCTGGCTGTGGCGGGGAGCCGTTCTCCCACATACAGTGGTCGATCTACGTGCCCGAGGGCTACACGAACGCCGAGGTGTGGCGTCTGCGCGACCAGATCTGGACGGTACGTAAGGAGTACAACTCTCCTGAGTGCGTGTGGGTTGATGACGTTGTGGTAGAGGGGGAGGCTGACCGCTTCTCCGAGGCTGAGGTGTTCATCGACACCAACGCCACCGAGTGGGACTACGAGTTAGACCGTGGGTCTGCCGTGCGGGAGGGGAATACCCTGTTCGTACGTGGGGATGGGGGAGGGGATTACGCCTCGCTCACCCTGACGGTGGCGGGCCGGACTGAGGAGTATCTTGTACCGTTCCGTGAGGAGCCGCGCTGTCTAGTTGAGGCGGGCTACGACTGCATGGGGTACAAGCAAGACGGTGGCTGGGACTTGATCTACTACGGCGACGGAGACACTGCCGTAGTCCCAGTCGAGGTACTGCTGACCTACTACGAGAGAGACGTCGAGCCGTACCAGCTAGGCAGTGGCTCACGCTACGAATCAGCCATGCGTCGTGTCGCACAATGGAACACTGCGCTGGAGCGTGACCGTATCTACATACGCTTCGTGCTGAAGGAGGTGTGGGTTACGCCGTACATTGACCTGCGCCTAGGCGAGAGCTTCACCCGTAGCCGGCCGGTTGACATTGGCCTAGGACGGGGAACCACATACCCCGACACCTGCGGCGTGGCGTACCCCAATCGCACGTTCGACAGGGCTGGCTTCGCGTTCTCTAACTGCTCCGGTAACGTAGACCTGCATGAGCTAGGTCACGTGGTCGGTCTGGCGCACGGTCCCAACAACAGTTCCTACCCTGCGATAGGTTACGTGTTCCCAGAGTTCGGGCATGGGGACTACGACCAGTGCATAGGTGGACGCACCGACGACATCATGTCGTACGGAGACAAGACCCACTTCTACAACAGCCTGATGACATGCGGCGAGAGGTTCGGTGAGCAGTGGGGTGAGACGCTGGCGGGTGACCGCTACCGTGCTGACTCAGCCTATCACTGGAACCGCATACGCTACGACCTGTCGCTCATCCACGACGAGCACGACGACGGCACAGCCCCACTCAGGGCACGGGCCGTGTCAACAGACGTACGACGTCCGCTTATCTTGGACTAGGCCTACCCGTTAGGGCACGGATAATCCTAACAATACCGTGTCCCATCTCCTCCGGCGAAGGTATCGCCCAGCCTGCCAACAGTACTAGCAACAGCAGTATGTGTATCGGCAGTCCTGCCTCGTTTACCACTGTCCCTACTGGACCCTCGAATACCTCTCTCTGACCGGACGTCACTGAGACGGCCGTATTGGCGTTCTGAGCGACGCTGTCCTGACCCTCTGCATCGCCCTTACTTATGTTAGCACGTGCCTCTATGCCCTGTTTAGCGCCTCCTAGGAGGGCATCCTTGGCTAGTGGCGCTATCGCACTACATCCGCTAGTCGTTGTCGCTATGAAGATACACAGCAATACGCTTCTCAGCATCAATCATTCTCCTCTCTAGTATCGCCATCTCCTCTTGCATGGGAGCAAGGATCGCCATCCACAGCGCACTGAAGCACGTGATAAGCACAGTGGATGCGAAGGAGATGATCTTACGGCGAGCCGACAGCATCTCCTCATGCCTTCGATCTAACATTGCCGAGATAGCCCTGCCAGCCTCCTGCAGATCGTCGAACCGCTCGCGTATGTACTCGAGGCGCTCGTCTGATCTATGAGCTAGGTGGCTCATCTGCTGGGCTGTACTAACCAAGGCACTTCCGTGTGCCGCTAGTTCCTTCTCGACGTGTCCTAACTTCCTTGTTACGTCATCGTTTGTCATACATTACTCCGGATCGAACATCCATGCGAACAACGGGCCGATAACCGGCACGTCCTTTAGAGTCTCATCTGGTACGAACTTGTTCGGGTTCTCGCTACTGCCGAGCATCTCCGCCATATCCTTAGTCACGCCCTCGACAGGGCCAAGAGGTGGGATGAAGTTCTGCGTCATAGCACCCGTAGGATCTTGCTGGAACCGGCTGAAGCCGTACTGCGTACCGCCTGATGCGCCGATAGTAGCTACCGACAGAGCCTGATAGAAGGCCAGCGCAGGTACGTTGCTGTAGTCAGGTAGGTTACCCTTGGCAAGCTGGCGTGTCTCATGTACGACACCGTAGCCGCCAGCCGACAGGAGCATGTACCGCGCCATGTCTTGACCAGCCGCCTTGATCCCGCCTTCCTTGTAGTTCTGCTGGATCTGCCGCTTAATGAGGTCAAGCTGTGTGATAGCGAAGCCCTTCAGCATGTAGAAGATACGTGCGTTAGGGACGGACAACTGGTAGTACGTGTTGCTGGCCGCGCTGATAGGCTGAAGACGCGCTAGCTTCATCAGACCCAACTGCTTGACCAGATCGTTAGTGCTGTCGCCCTCGCGTACGGCACGCTCAAGAATGTCCAGCTCCGCCTTATCGAACGTGTGTTGCCACTTACTGCGGAACTTAGCGGGATTGTTCTTGACGATCGCCTGCTCCTGTAGCAGACCCGAGCGTACGATCTTAGCCTTCATGAAGCGATCGCCCGGAGCGAAGCCGGAGTACTTCATAGAGAACTCCAACAGCTTCTCGGTCTGCTGTGCGAGTACACGCATGGCGTCTTCACCAGTGAACGACTGAGTCTTGGTGCCCATAGCAGGAGCGGTCATCTCGTTGAAGTGCTGACGTACAATCCCCAGCTCCTCCATAGTGAGGTCACCGAAGTCGGCCTCCTTCATCATGGCCTTGATCGCGTTGTCACTGCCGTGCATGTAAGCCGCGTTCAGTCCGTCGTGTGCCTGCAACAGCGCACCGTACGGGTTGGCGATGGTAGACGAGTAGCCTAAGTTACGTACGATCTGTAGCTCAGCCGCCATAGACCGCTGGCTTCCCCAGACCGTTTGATTGTACAGCTCGATAGCCTGATCTGCCTTGCGTGCGTCTCCTGCGTAGTACTCACGCAGACGCTCTTGGTAGAACTTACCCTTGGCCGCCTGATCCATCTCCTCAGCGGTCTGCGCCCCACGGATGCCGAGAGCCTTGTTCATCTCGCCCATCTGTGCGTTAGCCCGCATGAAGTAGTGGTGGCTGTCGATTGGGTTCTCAATCAGGTTCTCGTTGTGGTATCGAGACGTAGTCGATCCGTCCTCAGACAGACGCGCTAGCTGTAGCTTGTCCTTCATGGTACCGTCAGACGTGTTCAGACGGCTCGCCGCCTCTCCTGCCTCACGCTGTTCGCGGAACGTCTTCTCTGCTACAGTGTCTTCATTCTTCGCGGCCCTACGAGCGACGGACATGTGTCCGAACCTACGCTTGTACGTCTGCGTGTGAGGCGCGTGCTTGTTGAGTATATCCTCTTGGTCCGTGAGGAACTTCATGAAGCCGTTGTAGTCGGTCTCTCCTAGCTCTTCCTTGAGGACCGTGAAGCCTAGCTTGCGCTTCTCCCACTTCAGCTCGTTGTTAGTAGCGTCTGCCATAGCCGCCATCGCGCGCTCGTTACCCTGTATAGCGTCGCGAACCTTGCCCAGCTTATGCGTATCGAACATCAGCCGGTCCACTTCCTCTGTACCGCGCTGGCCGTTGATGGCCCCACGCTCCAGACGACCGCCGAACTGCTTGTCAACCGTCTTGGCCGCGAGAGTACGCACAGGAGTGAACGCCTTGTCGAACTCTTGGGAGACCTTCTTACCTGCCGCCTTGAGCACAGGGCTTATGCTGGCGTCGAACTGCTCCTTGACGGGAGCGATTGCGTTCTTGTTCAACTGCTCCAGCGCCGGCGTTACACGTCCGCCGGTAGCGAAGTTGCCCACGCCCTCGACGTACTTGCCCACTCCCTTGGCTAGCTCAGCAGTAGCCTCGCCGCCCTTCATACCAGCGGTGGCTATGTTCTTGTTGGCGGCCCCTACCAGATCCATGATCGTAGCAGAGTCGGGATCAGTGCCGCGTATCAGCGCACCGCCTGCCGTACCCAGTAGCGTACCGGCCGTGATGACAGCCGCATCGGTAAGGTCCAGAGACTCGACACGCGTACGCAGATCGCCTTCCTTCTCGCCTACTTGGTACAGCGCCATCTCACCGCCGAGGGCCGCACCCTGACGCAGGGCGTTACCGCCGCGCGTGGCCGCTGTGCCTAGGGCCTTAGCGACACCGAAGCCGCCGACTATCTGGGGAGCTACCTCGGCCACGACTGCCGTGACAGGGGCGTCGCGCTCAAGGTTCTCCTCGACACGCTGGCCCTCGGCGTACTCTTCGTCGTAGCGTCGGGCTAGCTCCTCCATACTGAACTCGGACTCGTAGTCGAGACCCAGTACCTTCTTAGTGATAGGCTCCAGCAACATGCTCAAGCCCGCACGTCCTCCAGCGGCTATCTCTTCGCCGGTGCCGACGAAGTTCAACATCTTCTGGCCTACTGCCTGCAAGTCCTCAGCGAACGTATTGTCGTCCCACTTGTCGAACTCGGCGACAGCCGCCAGCTCACCGTAGGCTTCCATGTTGCCGTCGGACTTGGCCTGCTCAGCCGCCTCTCCGACACGCTCGCGCAGTTCAGCAACAGCGGACTCGTTACCGTCCTCCTGTGCCGCCGCGATGGCGTTCTTGTATTGCTCTAATGATGGCATTATAAGTAATCATCCGCTGACTTGGCACTTAGCTTACGAAGGTCGGCCTGTACGCCTCCTCCGAACATCTTCTCGATAAACCCGTCCTCGCCTGCGCGAGTCTTGAGGTGTTCGATGACAAGACGGCGTATCTGTGCCGCCGCCTGCTCTCCTTGCTCTGGTCCCTGCGCCGATACGAATGCGGCAATCTCTTTAACGAGGGCCTCGTTGTCTAGCAGGTCATTCCGGATGTAGTCTGTAAGACCGTCGTTGCCGGGAGTAAAGCGGTAGTCATCGAAAGACTCTGAATCGCGCGCTATCTCTCTAAGGATCTCGGGCATCATAGACTCGACTACGCCAGTGGCAACCACCCTGCTGTTCTTAGAAGACAGACTCGCACGGGCCTCTGTCACACGCTGTTCGTTAATCTTGCTACGTGCGGCTCCGATAGACGGGTATGCGTCTACCTTGATGCCGAACTTCTTGGCCTCTTCCTGCTCTTCTTCCGTCAGCGGCCGGTTGTGGTTGTCCTTCTCATTGCGGGTTCGAGCGTGCTCGTCACGAACAGCCTCTGCGTCTGCGACTCTAGCCAGCCCTTCTCGGAACTCGCGAGTCAGCGTAGACTGTCCGTCTTGCTCCAAGGTCACCAGCGCGTTCTCTAGTGCAGTCTCGTCCCCGCTGGCGTACAAGCCGTTGAGCCTTTCTAAGGTAGCCCGCTCGTTGTTAGCCCGTGCAGTAGCATCTACCGCCGCCTGTCTCTGAGCGCGTATCATAGCCTCGTCGCGCACGCTTTCGCCGTACCCTACGTATCGAGTAGGATCGAGACCGTACTGTTCCGCCGCCGCAAGCATCTCGGCGTTAAGCTGTCTGGACGTGGCGTTACGTACAAACGGGTCCACACCTTCGGCTGTCTCGTTCTCTCGAACCTGAGTCATCAGTCCGGCTACCACACCCTGCCCCTCTACCATGCGCGCCTTCTCCGCCTGATCTCTCAGGGTTCGAGCCTGTTGCATGTACATAGACGCGGACGCACTGTCGCCGTTAGAGGACGCCCACTGCGCCAATCGCTGTAAGTGCGCGGGGTCAGTCATGTTACCTTGGGGCTTCGACAGCGCCTGCGACACAGGCTTGTACGCGTCCCCCATGCTACCTACTGTATTCCCGATCTGCCCGAGCATGCCCGTCAGATTAATTGATTGATCTGATCCAGCCATTACTTATCTCCTTAAAGTCCGAGGGCTTGTCCAAGCTGACTGAACAGACCGCCGCCTCCGCTCTCGCCTTGGCTGTTGCCTGCCGCGTTGATCTGAGCCGCGAGGATGTTGCCCATGAGCTCCGACCCCGCCTTGTCTGCGTTGACCGCAGTCTGAATACCGCCGAGGCCAAGCTGTGCGGCATACCCAGCACCTGTGAGCTGACCCGTCTGAGCCATCTGCATCTGCTGGTTCGCCACCTGTGCGGCCGCCGTAGCGCGGTCCATGCCAGCGAACGAAGCATCGTACTGGCCCAACCCAAGCTGGCCTTGGTTAGCGCCGATAGCGCCCATAGCCTGTGCGTTAGCCAGCGCCCCTGCTTGGTTAGCCGTGCCGAGCTGGCCGTACATCTGGCCGATGTTGGCGTTGAGGCCCGCGGCCCCTATTCCCTGCTGTCCGTACTGGGCGGCGATGTTAGCCTGTTGCAACTGCTCAGCCTGTGCCTGACCCATAGACTGGAAGGCCGCCGTGTTCATAGCTTGAGCCTGTGCGCGAGCCATTGCCGCGTCCTCACCCGTACCGCCGAACTGACTACCACGAATACCTGACCGACCTTGAGCGAACTCACGGGCGTTCATCTGTGCGCGCTGTGCGTCGAGAGCCGGCTGTTGCATAGCCATAGCGCGGTTGTAGATCTCCTGCTCACGGGCCCCTGTGCCTTGCATAGACTGCTGTCGGAACATGTCAGCCGCGCTGTAGTTGCCCATCTGCTGTCCGCTCAAGCCCTGCTGTCCAGCGCCGAAGCCTGCTGTAGCCTGACCAGTGAGTGCGTTGTCGTTGTTGCCCAGCACACCCATAGCCTGATCCATAGACGCCTGCCCTGCGGCAATGCCTGCGTTACCAGCGGCTCCCATTGCGGCGTCCTGCGTAGCTCCGCCGATGGCGCTGGTAGGCGTGATGCCGTAGGTCTTGAACTTAGCGTCTTCCTGTAGCTGGCTCGCTAGCGTCCCCATCTGGTTGGCGTATTGCTGGCCCCTGTCGCTCATCAAGTCGGCGTAGGCATACCCCGCGCCGATCTGTCCGACAGAACTAGCAAGCCCTAATAGGCCTTGAATCTGTGACTCATCCATTAGTTGATTCTCCCGAGAAGTGTCTGTACGTTAATCTCTTGCACACTAACCTCGTTCCCGAGGATCTGTATGTCGAGTCCGATCCGTGCCATGCTCCCGCTCCCTCGGGTGTTAACCCTGTAGCGTCGGATGGTCGAGCCGGATGCTCCGAATGTAGTGTCACCGAACGTCGCCTCGTTGTAGTAGGCTGGGATCAGTGCGTCAATGCCGATGGCTTTCTTCCGCGTCAGGTTGCCGTCGTAGCCCCATCTCGCGGTAGCGTTAGTCTCCTCGAACAACGAGAAGATGGTGTAGTCAATGCTACGCAGGAACTTGTCGTGTGCCGGATGACCGAAGTCAAGAGGCATGGACGAGTACTTGAACGTGAACGGTCTGTCGTTCCACTCGGTGTAGCCGGTGTACTCCAGCAGTCCGTTCTGGTTCGTGTTGCCTGCGAGGTAGATGCCCGTCACTCCTTGGTTCTCGAAGTAGTGCATCTTATTGAAGAAGCATCTGTTCCACTTGGTCATCTTCAGCCCGCCCGTAGAGGACGGTGCGTTAGCTGAGGCGACGAACGCTTGAGCTGAGTCTGGGAACAGGCATACGATGACAGACTCGGCAGGCCAGTAGGACAGCGTGACACGCTCCTGATCTGCCTCGCCGATGATTCGCCGTATGTCGCCACGTACGTTACGTGAGATGTCGCCAATCGGCACTGACTTCTCTTGGATCGTACGGCTAAGCGACCGGATTCCGCTATCGTCTACGAACAGCACGTCGCTACCCGTATTGACCACAGCGTCCCTGCCTACAGAGCCAAGGTTCATCATGGAGTCTTGCAAGAAGATACCGTCAGCCGCCGCAGGGTCACCGGATGCCGCGTTAGCGTACACTAGGATTGACTCTCGGCCGAAGACGATGAGGAAGTTGTTGTGCGCCGCTATCGATATAATGCGGTCGCCGCCGTTGGGCCAGAACTCAGACACGTCGATGATGCCGCCTGTGTTCTGTGTGTCAGTCTGCGTAGACTTGCCGTCGTACCACTGGTTGGCAATCAGCAGATCGCTGTAGTAGATCTTGTTGTAGTCGTAGCCTACTCCAGCCACCCACAGCCGACCGTACGCAGACAACACGATGTCCCCGTCGATCTCGTCAGCTAGGTTGCCGTTGTCGTCCTGCGGCGGGAGCCAGTTGGGCTCGGCCGACATGAACGTCATCTGGTCTGCCGTGTCATCGTAGATCAGCGCGGGGTTGCCACTGCTGAATACGTACAGCTTGTCGTTGAAGTAGATGATCTTAGCTCTGCCCACTTGCGTCGCACTGGGGATACCGGGAGGCAGACTCAGCTCGGTGAGTGTAGTGCCGTCGCGCCGACATACGAAGTAGTCTGTCTGCAGGGCTGTGCCGTCGTCGTCCAACTGCTCCACCTTGACGGTGCAGAGGATGATGTACTTACCGTTGACATCTCCACCGCCTATCTGCATGACCTCAATGTCAGTGCGGACGACCTCGTTACCGGCGTCCCCGTAGGAGACGTCGATAGTGTCGGTGTCCTTGGCGAACGCCAGCCGTGAGCCCAGTCGTCCTAACCTGTCGATGACCGCATTGTCTGCGGACTGCGCGAAGTTGAGGTTCTGCCCCAGCGGGCTGTCCTCAGTGTTAAGACCCTCGAATGAGGGGGCTCGGACTAGTAGTGACTGTAAGGGTTTAGCCATTAGCGGACATTCCAGTCGTTATCAAGATCAGAGTTAGCGGAGTCCAGTGCGATAGCATCCTTGAGATACTGCTCGGCCATCATGAACAACTCGCCTGCCTGTGCGCCGCCAGCTTCTCCACGCTCGCGTGAGGCCAATGCAAAGGCCATGTAGATGACAGGCTTGGAGGGGACGATCAGCTTGTCGCTGTCTATGTCTAACTCAGGAGTTCGCTTGAATCCGTGTACGGTGTAGGTCAGTGATGCCTTAGGAGTGTTGAACAGACGAATAGATAGATCGCCGTTAGAGTCTACACCATTAGCCGCAAAGTACATAGGAGTATTGTTAGCAGGCTGTTGTGCTGACTTCTTATGTATGTACGATAACGATACGTTACGTAACTCTGTACCATTACTGCTGTATACAGTATCTATTGTACCATAGTTTCCGGCACCTGTCAAGGGATATGTGTGAGTCCCTGCCACACTGGTGAATGTCCAGTCATGACGCAGAGCATTCCACGTGTGAGAGTCCTCGACAAGTCGCTTGGCGTCGTTGATAGCCAGCTTGACGATATCTACCACCGGATCGTCGGTGATAGTAAGACGGCTTCCGCCGATGGAGTCTACGGTGTCTTCTCGCATACGGATCAGGACTTCGTTGACTAGGTCCGTGTAGTTCATGATAGCATTCCTCTAGCTTTAGCAATGTATTGTCGTACTGGTTCCAGTTGCTTGGGTAGGTACGGAGTGATAGTCGTGTACTCAAACAACTCGCCCCACTTTGGAGTGTAGTTGCCGCCGCCTGCAAGGAGACCTACGCCGGCTCCGTTCCCATTGCCATCCCCGTCTCCGTTCCCGTCTCCGTCACCGTCGCCGTCACCGTCACCGTTGCCGTCTCCTCCGCCGTCTCCGTCTCCAGAAGTTCCGTCTCCGCCAATGCCGTCTCCGCCGATGCCGTCTCCTCCGGGGGTAGTACTATCGCCGCCATCGCCGCCAGTAACGTCGCCGCCGGTATCAGTAGAGGTATTGTCGCCACCGCCCATTGTTGAATCACCGTCTCCTCCCGTGTGCTCGGTCCACTCTTCGTCCGTCACCATGCCGTCACCATTAGCGTCAGCGCCTTGGTTGATGGCAGACTCTTGGTTAGCTTCGGCCTGTTCTTGAGTCATCCCTCTGTCTATCAGGATGTCTATCTGAGAGTTGGTGATGGGGTTGTTCACGTCTACGTCTACGTCAGAGTCTGTGTTAACTTCGCCGCCCTCTAACTCGCCCTCAGCTCCGACAGCATCTACCATGCCTTCTTCCGGCACGAAGTCACCGACAGCGTAGTCGCCTTCCAAGATCCAGACGTCCCCGTCTACGTTGTCTCGGACAGTTACGGTTCCGTCGGGGTTCCTGCTGATTACTTCGTACTGTCCTTGTGTGGTTGTGTCGCCGCCTGTAACGTCACCGCCGGTAACGTCACCACCTGTGTCTCCACCTGCGTCTCCACCTGTGTCGCCGCCGCCGCTACTGCCGCCGCCGCCTTCTACGTCCTCGACGTTAGGAGTAATAGTGGGCATCTCAATGTCAGTGTCTACGCCGAAGTCCTCCTCGAACTCATCATCCTCGTTCTGTGTGCCGTTGTTGATGATGTCCGTATTGTCAGGATCAGCGCCGCCGTAGTCTACGTTGTAGTCATCATTCTCGTTGTACGC